GAGGAACTCCCGGTTCGCCGGGATGACCGCGCCTTGTGCCAGGTAGGGAATTTGCGGGGCGGTCAGGGTGCTGATATTAAACCCGACATGCCCACCGCCGAATATGTCCGGCAGGTCGAACGACAACCCGTTCAGCGCGTTGATGACCGCATTGATGCCGGTCACAACGGCGGAGATCATCCGATTGATGAAGCCGATGATGCCATTGACGGCGGTCTTGATGGCGTTCGTCATCTTGTCCCAGACGGTGCTGACCGTGTTGCCGATGGCCTGCCAGGCAGCATCCCAGTTGCCGCGGAACACGGCGCTTAAAAAGTCCGTCAGCCCG